TGGAGACCGCCCTCGCCGTCTTCTGGAAGACGATGGAGACCCAGAACGGCAAGAGGCGCAGGAAGCCGCAGGAGTTCATCAAGGTCGACAAGGTCGTCCACCGCGACGGAGAGGGGTGGACGGTCTACTATACCGTGCCGAACGAGGTCCTCACAGAGAAGGAGACGAAAGAATCAGAGGTAAACCTTAAATATGACGTCGTTTCGCCGGCGAAACTAGAGTCCGAGCCAGCCGAGAAATCGAAAAGTGAAATAAAGGCTTCACCTTTACAGGTCGAAATCTCGGCTATCTCGATCACGGGGCTCAATCCCCGGAAACGGTTCGACCCGGACGCAATGAAGTCTCTCGTCGAGAGCATCAAAGTCAACGGCATCCTTGAGCCCGTGATCCTCCGGCCGAAGGGCGACGGCTATGAGCTTGTGATCGGCGAACGCCGCTTCACCGCAGCGAAGGAGCTTGGCCTCGAATCCGTCCCGGCGATCGTCAAGTATCTCGAAGATGGGCAGGTCCTCGAATACATGCTCAGCGAGAACATCCTCCGCGAAGATCTCAATCCGGTAGAAGAGGCCGAGGGGATCAAGCGATGGATGGAGACCGAAGGCCTTGCCCCGCAGACAATCGCCGAGCGCCTCGGGAAATCGGAGGCATGGGTCTCGAAGCGCCTGCAGTTACTCAAGATACCGGACGACCTGCAGCAGTTTCTCCTCGAAGGAAAGCTCTCCCCGCACCACATCGAGATCCTGATGCCCTTCTCCGGCTTCGCCGTCTACACCGAGATCGTCCGTCGCATGAAGGACGAGTTGAAGGCGCGCGACACGATCAGCGTCAGGACCTTGCAGGCCTTGATCGACGGCACGATCATGTCCGACTTCCGCGCCGAGAGGTCCCTCAACCTCAACGAGTTCCCCTACGAGTATGGCGACCGGCGTCACCACTTTGACGTCAAGGGTTGCCTCGAGTGCGGAAAGCGGGGTCATATCCGCTTCGAGTCGGAGGATCCCTCGCTCACGGATTTCTGCATTGACCGTGCGTGCTACTTCGAGCGGCTTGGCAGGGCCAAGCAGGCGATGGAGGAAGAGGAAGCGAGGAAGCCGCGTCAGACTACCCTGACGGTCGAGATCGTCGGACCGAACGTCGACGCATGCGACGGTTGCCCGGCGTGGGACCTCAAGCATCAGGGCTGCCTCGAAGGACACGGTAATGCGACGAACTGCCCGCAGCACAACGGCGGCACCGAACCGGTCAGGAAGATCGGGGCGGAGGTGCCTACAGGCATCACATGGCATTCCCAGGTGCCTACAGATATCGAAGAGACATCAGGCGATATCGCCGAGGAAACCCCTGCGGCCAAGTTGCAGAAGTGTCACGTCCTCGAGTGCACGAACGAAGCAGAAGCGGGCTCGCATTGGTGCAAGGACCATCAGACGCCGGAGAGTAGGAAGAAGGTCGAGGAGCCTGTCGGCGCGGAAGAGAAGGGCGACCCGATCGAGCGTCGGGTCATCACGCGAGGGCAGTATGCACTGGTAAGGAGGGCCTCGTTCCTCGGCCCGAACGATGAGAAGGAGCCACGCTTCGAAGAATTGGAGATGGCTGGGCGACCTGCGAAGGAGATCATCCATCGGTACAAGACCATGCCGAGGAGCAATACCGCGAAACGCGACCTATTGAAATGGTGCTATCCGCCGCTTGAGGAGGTCGACTGATGGTCGACCCTATCCCGATCCGCTGCCCCGTCTGCGGTCTGCCCCTGTCTCAGGAATACGCGGAGCACTGCACCTGCTCCGAATCCGACAGGAGGCTACCATGAAGTGCAGGTGCGGGAAGTCTCTGAAGGTCGCCGTTCTCGACTGCGATGCATTGGAAACGAACGACGGGACGATCGCCCTCCGCATCAAGCGGGGCTATCTCATCTGTTCTTCATGCCTCCTCGAGCGACAACTCAGCGACCGCGATATCGATAGAATCGTCCTCCTGCCGGGGAAGGTGCGACCGTGAAGCTCACCATCCGAGACAAGATACTTCTCCACCTCTACCGCTGCAAGTTTCTGGGAGGTCCGAGCGAGGAACAGACGCGGAGAGGCATCACCAAGGCATGCAATGACTTCGTGGAATCGGAACTCTCTAGCCTCAGGAGAGCCGACTTCATTGATGGGAAGAGGGTAGCCGTCCACGGATCGAGTGAGAGGCAGTTGATCGCCTACTCCCTCACGAGGCAGGGTGAGTTCGCCGCGGAAGAATTGATCCGTGAGATCGTCGCGCTGCATAACAAGGTCTTACCGCTGATCAAGACGGAGGTCCGGTGATGCCCTGCGAAATCGAGGACCTGAAGAGAGATGTCGAGAGCCTGAAGAAGGAAGTCGAGCGCCTGACGAAGATGATCGAGAGTCACAAGCATGCCGACGATAAGGTCTGGGCGGAGGTGCGGTGATGCCCGTCGTCAAGTGCCCCCGCGTCGGCGAGTACGCGTGCACCGCAAAGACGGCCGAAGGCGTCTGCACCAGGGATATCGTCGTCCTCGAGGGCCCCGATGCCCGCTGCTCCTATCTCTATGAGCAGAACGTCAAGCGTGCGGAACTCCGCATCAGGGAGATCAGGGAAACGGAGAGCAAGGGGCAGAAGGTCCTGCATTTCTGGGAGGGAGACGAGGAGGAACGCGATGAGTGAGACGACGAGGCGTCCCTGGTGGTCCAAGTTCTTCAAGGAGGAACTTCCTCTCGCGGGCCTGACGCGGTGCATTGAGTTCCAGAGCTTCGCGGAGAAGGGGGGTCTTCTCATCGAAGTGTGGGAAGAGGGAGTGAGTGCGCGGTCGGGCGTGAGAATGGCGAGCCTGACCGAAGACCAACGGATGGAGTTGCTGGATCTGTTGACGCACGGCAAGGAATCGGGGCCGCCGGCGGATCCGTCGAGAAAGAAGGCATACCCGCCGCTGAGGATGCCGAAGGAGGAGCCGATTCAACATGAGCGCCCCTGATTGCCCTCATTGCGGAGGGCGGATCGGTATCATGAAAGAGGTGGGAAGATTGCCTGTTCTCGTCTGCCAGGGAGACTGCGGTTGCAGGTTCTCGACAGAGTACCCCAGCGAGTTCGGGGTCCCCGGCGGCCCTATTTGTCCTATCTGCAATAAGGCCTCTTTTCGTGCCAAACCCTCGGAGCAGAAAGGTCGGAGAGGGACGTTGTTCGTCCATCAATGCTCGGCAGACTATGAGATGGGGAAGGGCATCCAAGGCGGTCACTTCGTGCCGTTCGAGGCCGACCCGATGAACTATGACGATTTCGTCATCAGGAGAGTGGCATGATGTTTCCGGCAGGTCGGGAGATAATCGTACCGCCCCGCATCCCCGATCCTCGTCTCGGGACCTGCTCGAGGGACGGCCTCGTCTGCGACCTCGATAAGAGAAGGAAGGGCTGCCGATACATCAAGTGGGGGAAGTGGAAGGGAAAGTGCTTCTTCAGGATGGTGAGTCGATGATCGCCGAGTCGCGCAGGCGTCGCAAGCGCAAGGAGCTCATCGTCATGAAGGCCTGCCGCCGTCTCGGGATTTATACCTATCGGGATGTGATGAAGGCGCTCCGTGCGATGGCCCGCGCGCGGTCCTCTTCCTCCGCGAGGAGCGTCGTCTGCGCGAGGGAGGTCCTTACCGAGAAGGAGGTCATCAGGATCCTCTCGATCGTGCGATGGCACAAGGTCCTCGACCCCGGCACGAAGAGAAAGGCGACCCGGTACGAATTCGTAGGACACCGACACATCGGCAGGGACAATAACTAAGAATCAGCCCCGAGAGTCGAAGGACGATTCTGATGATGCCTTTCAGGCTAGACTTTCTTCTGGCCGGCTGCGACTGCGGGGACGACTGCACCGATGCAATTGGCACTCGGGCGGGTGACGCGTAGATGGGACAGTCTGCGATGAGAATCGAGAAGCGCGCCGTCTCCGAGTTGAAATCACCCTCGTACAACCCAAGAAGGCGCGTGAGGGATGACCCGGTATTCTACGCGCAGTTGAGGAAGAGCATCGAGACCTTCGGTTATGTCGAACCGATAGTATGGAATGAGCAAACCGGACATGTTGTTGGGGGCAATCAGCGCTTGGAAGTACTCAAGGACTTGAACGTGAGTGAGACCGAGGTCGTGATCGTGGATCTCGACGAGGCGAATGAGAAGGCACTGAATCTGGCCTTGAATAAAGTTGTGGGTGGATGGAACGAGGCCATGCTGCAGGATCTCATCGCCTCGCTCGATGCGGATACTCGGAGACTGACGGGATTCTCCGCCGATGAGATAAATAAACTGCTCCGCAAGCTAAGACAGAGAGAGAGCGACCCGGATGCGATCCCTGAGGCACCCGAGGCAGTTACAAAATCAGGCGATCTCATCATTCTAGGCGAGCATCGGCTGCTATGCGGAGACTCGACGAAGTGCGATGACGTCGCCCGATTGATGAACGGGGAAAGGGCCATCCTCTTCGCTACAGACCCTCCATACCTTATCGGCTACGACGGGATGAATCACCCCCAGTCATTCGATAAGCCCAACAACAATAAGGACTGGTCCAAGACCTACGGAGTGACATGGGATGAGTCCGGCCAAAACGACGAATTGTATGACAAGTTCATCGGCGTCGCCGTGAGAGAGGCCATCAAGCCAAACGCGGCATGGTACTGCTGGCACGCTTTCAAACGCCAGGCGATGGTCGAGAGCGTCTGGAACAAGCACGGCGCGATCGTGCATCAACAGATCATCTGGGCAAAGGACCGCCCGATAATAACTCACAGCTGGTACATGTGGAGGCACGAACCCTGCTTCTTCGGATGGATAGAAGGTAAGAAGCCTCCGCGGGCCGTCGACGACTTCCCGAACACCGTTTGGGACATTCCGACAGTCAAGCCCGGCACCGAAACCGATCATCCGACATCGAAACCCGTCAGGATCTTCGAGATCCCCATCGAGCAGCACACCTGCGAAGGTGACTTGTGCTACGAGCCTTTTGCAGGCAGCGGTTCGCAGATCATCGCTGCGGAACGGTTGGACCGGCGATGTTATGCGATGGAGATTTCACCGATCTACTGCGACGTGATAGTTAGGAGGTGGGAGGATTTCACAGGCGAGCAAGCGGTCCGCGCCTAAGAGGAGAAGGGGCGCACCGAGCAAGTTGACCAGGCAATTGATGGAGAGTATTCTCTTCCTCGTCGAGACGGGCAACTACGCAAAGGATGCGGCGCTCGCGAACGACATCGATGAAGCGACTTACTACAGGTGGATAGAGAAGGGCGCCAAGGACCTCGAACTCGGAAGAAAGACTCTCCATGCCGAATTGTGCAAGTCGGTTCCGTGCGCGCGCGCGAAGGCGAGGGTACACCACGTCGGGATTATCCTCAAGAATGCCAACAGCGGCAAGGATACGCGCGCCTCGATCGAGTTCCTGGCTCGTACGGACCCGGAGAACTGGGCAAGAAGGGACTCCTTGAAGGCGGACCTTCAGCACTCGGGAGCGATAACTGTAATCTTCGAGGAGGTGGGCGGTGGACAAAGTCAAGGTCAAAAGGATCGCGACGTTCTCGAAGTTCCTGACGGACAATCCTAAGCGGATCCTCGCCCTGTACGGAGGGGCAGGATCGGGCAAGTCGCATTCGGTCGCGCAGCACTTCTGCCGCACATTCCTCTCGCACAAGGATCTCCGCATCCTCGTCACCCGGAAGACCCTGCCCTCGCTCAAGATCACCGCGTTCGCGCTGATCAGGGACATGCTCAGGGACTGGGGGCTGCCAGTCGCGGATTGGCTCAATAAGGCCGAGCTCACCATCGACTACAACCACTCGCAGCTGCTCTTCAAGTCGCTCGACGACCCGGAGAAGGTCAAGTCGTTCGACGCGAACCTGATATGGGTCGAGGAGGCGACGGAGCTCACCCGCGAGGACTTCATGCACCTCGACCTGCGCCTCCGCCGTCCGGGGCCGGTCCCGAACCAGATGTTCCTCACTTTCAACCCTGTCGACGCATTTCACTGGGCGATCGTCGACCTGGTGCAGGGCAACCGCCCGGATGTTGCGGTGCATCATTCGACCTACAAGGACAATCCTTTCCTGCCGCAGGCCTACGTCGACACTCTCATCTCCCTCGAGACGAAGGACCGCAACTTCTATCGCGTGTACACGCTCGGCGAGCCGGGTATCCTTGAGAACATCATCTACTCGAATTACTCGGTCGAATCATTCGACATGTTTCCCGAGGTCGTCAGGCAGTTGGCGCCAAGCGCCATCGGCCTCGACTTCGGATTCAACGACCCGACCGCGATGATCGGGATATGGCTGCACGAGGGCGAGTATTACCTACACGAACTCCTCTACCGCAGCGGCATGACGAACAGGGACCTCATCGGCTGGATGCGCTCCGCCGGCATATCTCAGGGCGTCCCGATCCCCGCCGATTCCTCCCGCCCCGATCAGATAGAGGACTTGTGCAGGGAGGGGTGGAATGTCCATCCGGCGGACAAGAGGAGCGTGAAGGAGGGCATCGACTTCGTCAAGAGCCAACGCTTGCACGTCAGCGCCGAGAGCGTGAACTTGCTCAAAGAGATCCGCGCCTACAAGTACCGGGAGACGAAGGACGGGAGGATCTTGGACGAGCCGGCCGACTGGATGAACCATCTCATGGACGCGATGCGGTACGGCATGTACATGACACGACGCACTTCTCACGAGGGCAGCGAGGAGGAGCGAGCCTTCGCCAAGGGGGACATTCCTCTAATCTATTCGGAGGGCGTGCCCGACGTTCGTTTGTAATCGCTCCGTCTCTGATTGAAATATCAGCACTAGGGTCGCAACGCATGGCGCCAGCAGACGTGTCGGCGCTCATGAGAGGATACCATGGTAGACCTTAGAAAACTCGGAATCAAATGCGAGGCTGAATGGATTTTTGACAAGTTCAAGGACCCGACTGGAGTCGTCGCGGACGCTCTTGGTAAAGGGGCGGTCATGGACGCGGTCAAGCGCCATGTGAACGACGGGATGTGGGACGGTCCGAGGTTCATCGGCCGGGAGATCGCGAGCGGTCTTGAGTTCCAATCAGAGGAGGTCGCGTTCGGAAACCTCGGTCTGAACGAAGGATTGGGAGAGCTAATCGATCTCATCGCTGGGCTCGGCACCCCGAGCGCATGGAACGCAGCGAACGCCTATATCGGAGTAGGCAACTCGAACACAGCGGCGCAAGCGACCGATACCGACCTGATCGGAGCCTCAAAGCTCTACAAGGCGATGGACGGTTCATATCCGGCGAGGGCAGCCCAAACGATGAAGCACCGTTCGACCTTCGGCACAAGCGACGCGAACTGGGCCTGGGAGGAGTACACCCTCTCGAACACGAGCTCGGGGACCGGAAAGAACCTTCAGAGGAAGGTCGAGAGCAAGGGAACGAAGGCATCGGGAGAGACCTGGACCCTAGAGATACAGAACACGTTCTCTTAGGCGCTCCCTCTCGCCTTTGAGGGGGCGTACGAATGGTCGCGACATGGACCGAGGCGTTCAGCAGTTTCACTCCTGCCGGGACGGGATGGCAGAATTACGACCTGTTCACTAACAAGTCCGTCCCGAAAGGAGCAATAGCCTACATCGTCATCGCCTCGGTCAACGACGCCGCCGCCAGAACCGTCGGCGTTAGGACCGACGGCTCCGCCCTCAATCGCTATGTGAAACTGCACGAGAGCGAGGCCGGAGGAGCCTGCACCGCAGACTTCTATGTCAAGTGCGACGCCTCGACAGGACTCATCGAGACCTACGCCGACAATGTAACCGGAATCACATTCTATCTGCTGGGCTACTGGACCGGAACGGACTTCACGGAATTGTTCGCGACGATCTCTCCAACCACGGCCTCGACTTGGCAGGACAAGGACATCTTCACAAGCAACAGTGTTCCGAAAGGTTCAGTCTGTCAGGTGATGTGCAACAACAGAGTGGACGGGGCCGCTACGACTATGGGTGTGAGGACGGACGGTTCTGGCCTAAGCCGTTATCATGTCATCCACGAGGCAGAGAGCGCGACAGTCGAAACGACGGATGTTACCTCGTTCACCATGTGCGTCAAGTCCGACGCTTCGACGGGGATCATCGAGGTGTATGCGAGCAGTCTGACATCGGATGTCATCCTCCTTGGATACTTCGATTCTAAACTCACCTATGTCGAGAACTTCCAGACGGGAAGTGTCTCCGCGACGGGTTGGACCGATTGGGACTTGACCTCGTATCTCGACCAAGACGGACGAGTCGTCGAGGTCGTCTGCGGGAACGCCGCGACCGGGGTTGAATACGACTTCGGATGCAGGAAGAACGGGAGCGGCCTCGCCAGATATGTCTTGATTCACGAATCGGAGACGAACGGGGTCAATGGCTTCACGGCCCCGACGGAGACGGACGCGGGCGGGATCGTCGAACTCTATGCCAGCAATGCGGCGAGCGAATACTTCCGGTATGTCGGCTACTACAAGCCGACTGAGAAGGACGTCGTCGTTACCGACGCGATGGCCCTCTCCGAGTTCATCAAGACGAATCCGAACTATCTCTGGGTCTACGACTCGATTGGACTTTCTGACATTACGCTCCTTCCTTGGCTCATGGGAAAGGACGCTTCCGCGGCGACGGTCGCCACCAGCACCATGTCCACTCGTCCAGTCGGTCAGTGCATGAGGAGGAGGATTTGGTACTCGAATAACTATTACCGCTTCGCCGTCTGCGACCCGGTCAACAATCGTATCAGTCATCTTTCGAGTACCAACAAAAGTTCGTGGGGCAACACCGCCAACATCGTCGATTATTCCTACCTCGGCGACGGCTACTTTGCAGACTACATACCCGTCATTGCTGGCTATTCGGACTATTCTATCTGGGCGGTGAGCCCGACTGGTGCGGGTTCGACTTACTGTCGGTGGGCAAGAGGTCATTGCGAGAACAACGGGACATATCATAACACCGGGTCGGGGGATGCCTCGAAGTATTACAATGGGATTGCCGCAGGTGTCTGCCTTCCTCCTGACGGCTTGCCAGTCCTTGCTGTCCCGATAGCCGACGACGTCACAATCGGCTATTACTACAACTCATTAGGGGACGGGACTGGGACCTGGACCAACATGGCAGTTTATCATAGCGTAACCGCTCCCTATTTCGCCGTCGTCCGATTCGGCTCTGCTGGACGGAGGTTCATGTCGATCCGGGCGATCTCCGGCTCTCCGAATACTCTGATGACCATCGCCTACGACAACGGTTCATGGCTGACCGACTCGACTCTCTGCTCGAACCTTCCGAACCTCGCGTACTGGGCGGCTCTAGAATACGGGGGTGACATCTACGCTTGCTACTGCAAGTTCAACGGCTCGACCTACGATGTCATCTTCAGGAAGTGGACCTCGGCGGGCGGATGGGAAAGCGAGGTAACGGTTCGCGGAGGGTACGCCTCTGCGATGCCCTGCTCGATCGGACACGACCCGACGAACGGCTCAATGTATGTGATATGGGCGGAGGGAGCGAACATCTATGTCAAGCGGAGGACGAGCGGAGGGACGCTCTCCGACGCCGAATCACTCTGGACAATGGGAACGAATTATGTCGCCGATTCCCTCTCATGCTCGGACGCCGCAGGAGAGACGGGCGAGGTCGGAGTGACTTGGCTCGAAGGAACGAGCGGGTCTTGGACGATAAAGGCGGCATGGTTCAGGGTCGCACCAATCGCGAAGATCGTCACTGATGCACTCTACATTTCCGATGCGATCACCTCTCCAATGCACATGATTGCGACCGACTCAATCCTTGATACCGACTCAATACGGAAGAGCCCTGAGAATTGGATCATCAGTGAAAGTCTCGCCCTTTTGGAGTTCTCATTGAATTATGCTCCGGCCTATATGGAATGGGATACGAGCGACTATGGGTCGTCTAATCACCAGTACCCATGTTGCTATCAGGTCCACATATTCAGAGCGAAGGAGAGTTACGAGAGGAACTTCGTCTTCTGCCATGACGGTCGTTATTTCAAGCACACCTCATCCTCGAAATGGTATGGGACCGAAACCTCGACGACCTACTTCCTGATTGAGGATCACGGTGCTGGATTAGGCGACGATAAGAAGGACGACGCCTTCTGGGATGCGGTCAATCAGCGGTGGAGGACCGCGTTCTTAACGGGTCATACAGTCTACATCCGGACAGGGACTCCTGCTTATCCCGGATCACCTCCGGTCTATGTCTCATGGTCCGGGCAGACGAGCGCCTACACCAGCGCAGGGGAGACTCAAGACCTCGTATGTTGCGCCTACGCCGACTCGACATACTGGCTCGGACTACTGGAAACGAACGGAGGGAGCGACAAGTATCCGAAGGTCAAGAACTCGATGACTTGGGGCAGTTTCGGGAGCAACATAACAATCGACGCCACGAACGGCAACTGTTCCGCGTTCAGAATCCTGAATGGCGGCGGTCCGACGATGAAAACGACCTTCCTCTATGTGACTGGATCGGGAGCGGGGTCGTATATCCTTCGTGGGGCATATTACAATCAGGGGGTCTGTGTAATCGGCGCTATCTGCACAGACCTTTACAGTCCTGAGACTTGGGCGGCAAGTTCCGACGAGAAGGGGAATGTCTATATCGTATGGGCTTTCGGGTCGAGTGGTCAAGGAGTCAAATATGTCCGGATTAACAATGGGGCGGTCGGCACAATCAAGACAATCGCGACTTCCTCTGAAGGGTCTGGACGACCCTGGAGTTACCTCAGAGTTGCGACCTCGGTCGATAAGAGGATTGACCGACAACTCGTAATCTACTCTTGGCTTGATGATACGGGTTATGCGGCGATATTTTATGTGGGGATGACCGGAGAAGCGCCTTACACGGGGAAAACGAATTTCGGGTCATGGGCAACTGGATATTGGGCTTATATCTCCGCCGAGCCGAACTGCGGAACCTACGATGTTTGGGTTTCAGCAAAGCATAGTGCCTACGGCAATTACTCCTATCTTCTCAATCTCCCGCCCGTCGTTCAGAAGTCGGGGACAGATTCGATAGGACTGGCAGATATCGCAAATCTCGTTCAGGCTGTTGCTCAGATAGTCTTGGACGCGATTGGTCTAGCGGACCTCCCGCTAGTCGGGAAGGATTTGACGAGCACCGCAGATGTCATCGGACTCGTTGATGCGATCTTCAGGGGAAAGGAGGTTGTCGAGACTGACTCAATCGGAGTTGTGGATGTCATAAATGTCCTCAGGAACATGTCCATCTACATAACTGATGCCCTGAGTCTTTCAGACGAGGCTCCGATTCAAAAGTTCAAGACGACGCTCGACTCGATTGAACTCTTGGACGCAGGGACGAGGGACAAGGCGTTGATCGAGATCGAGAACCTGCTTCTTACCGATGCAGTCTTTCGGGGGAAGGAGGTCATTCAGACAGATTCGATTGGGCTTACTGAGAGTCTGTTCAAACTCCTGACCGGACTCGTAATCGAGTCGATTGGCATCTCAGATGCAGGACTCAGGAACAAGCCATTCATCCCGATAGCAGACTCAATCGTCGTCGATGACCAAGGGTTCAAGGTCCGTCATATCACCATCAGCGAATCGATTGGCATGGATGATGGACCGAGGACCGACAAAGACCTGACCGTTGCCTCGGAGAGCATCATTCTATCCGACCAGATACTTCGGGACAAATTGCTCATCGTCATCATGGATGCCCTCGCTCTCGACGACATGAAACTCGTCAACAAGACCAACTTCGTATTGGATACTCTCAATCTGCTCGAGTCCGTCTTCGCAGGAAGGCAGATCGTCGTAACTGACGGAATCTCCTTGACCGACCTCGATCTCGCGGGTAAAGCCCTCAAGATCATAGAGGCGATGATGCTCAACGATCAGGAACTCATCAATAAGGGACTGATCGGATACGATTACTTTGGCTTGAGCGACACAGAATTCCGAGACAAGGCTATCATCATTTTAGAGTCAACGGGTCTGCTAGATGAGGACCTACGGCCCTTGCGCTCGATACCGATAGATGACAACCTCTTGCTCGCAACGGAGGTCCTAGCCCTCACGAAGGCCCTGCTTTCGCAGGATAACATCGCTCTCTCGGAAGTGGTCATCCGCGTTCGGACAGGGATACAGGTCCTCCTCAGATTGAGAGGAGAGTTGACCGCCGCCGATATCAAGGGAGAGCGTCGGGACGGGGACTTCGAAGGCGAGACCGAGAAGAAGGTCATTCAAGGACGGGAAACTAAGAAATACTGGCAACGAGGACTAAAGGAGTAGGGAGGCAAGCGATGGTATTGACGGGACAGGATATTGAGGACATGGTAGCGGGAGACAACTGCGACATCGAGATCGAGATCAACAATCCCGATGGAACGGACGTCGATCTGACAGGAACGACGATCGCGTGGTACCTCAAGGAGAGTGCGGATTCTCCTGCCGCCTTGATAACAAAGACGACCGCAGATCCATTGGAACTTGAGATCACCGACCCGGCTCATGGCCTATGCGTTGTCCATCTGGTCCCTGACGACACCGACGACCTAACACCGAACAAGTATTTCCACGGAACAAGGATCGTGCAATCCACGGATGAGGTCTACACCGTTACGACCGGCTACATGACCATCCTGCCGAAATTGGAGTGATGACATTGCCAAAAGAGACCAACACAAAGGCGGGGAAGAAGGTCGCGACCGTCGAGGAAGGCGTCGTCTACGTCTCGGCGGCCGGGACCTATTATGAGAAGCCGCGGATCGACGCCGACAAGATCAGAGACAGCATCGGCAACAATTATCTGAAGGAGCCGATCGACCGCCTGCAGCATCAGATCTTCGGGGATGATCTCGACATCGAGGTCATAGACAAGAACGGAGGGCCGGACGAAAAGATAGCGGCCCGTCTCTGGCAGATGTGCGAGCAGAACGACGTCAACCTTTGGAGCGCGACGAGGGTCGGCTGGAAGGACACGGTGCACTGGGGCCCGGCGCTCTTCAATCCCGTCTGGACGAAGGTCGACCCCGCGACCCTGGAACCCGTCGCCGAGGGCTCGGCGGGCGGGGAATATTGGCTGCAGAAGCTGCGCCGTCTTCCGCCCGAGACCTTCAGGCAGGCGCCGCCCGGCGTGCAGTACACCTATTCCGAGATCCTGCCCGGCATCATACTGAACGATGCGAAGCAAGTGGAGTTCTGGCAGATGCAGGACCCGTTGTCGCTCGAGCCGAAGCAGGTGAAGGACGTCGTCATGGTCAAGGATCCCTCGAGTACCGAGCTCGCCGGCACGAGCGCCATCCTGTCGCTCGTTCCGCTCGTCACCATGCTCAACTTCAGCTGGCAGGCGCAGATGCAGAAGGTGAACCGCGTCGGGGCGCCGATCATGTTCATCAAGGTCACTAATCCCGTGATTAACAAGGCGCAGAAGCGGGACGACATCGCGTATGCGAACGAGATCCTCAAGAACTGGGGGAAGGGATCCGCGTACCAGCTGCGGGACAACATGGAGATCGTGATGCTCGACTACAAGGAGAGCGAGGTGGCGCTGAACACGATCGAGATCCTCCGCAACCGCATCCGCGATTATTTCTCGCCGAATCAGCCGTTGCAGAAAGAGGGGAACTTGATCGGGGGCAACGCCGCCGCCGAGAAGCAACTCTACGACTCGTACATCAAGGCGCAGCGCTTCTGGATCGAGGACCAGTTCGAGAAGCTGCTGCAGGTCTATCTCGACGCGAACAACTTCGAAGGCTACACGGTCAGGATCCACATCGGCTCGACGACGCTCGGCGTAGGGGACCTCGAGGTGAAACAGGCGCAGGTGGGATGGCAGACGCGCGTCCTCACGGTGAACGAGGTCCGCGCGAAGCTTGGGGAGCTCGCATTGACCGACGAGGAGATCGCCGCGATGATCGAGGAGTGGAAGAAGGTCACGCCGGAGCAGCCTGCCACATCGCCCTTCGGATTCGCAGGGATGCAATCCTGCGGTTTCAAGGCGCATTCGCCGACGCCCGAGGAGAGGGCGCTCGAGGAGGACCTGCACGCGATCTACGAAAAGGGAGCGAAGAAGGTCATCGCAGCGCTGCAGAGCGAGAGGACGGGATCCCCTTGAAGCAGTACGCGATGAAGATCCTCTGCTCCGCCTGCGAGGGCAAGGGATACGTCGACCCGCCCTACGGGACGGGCGCGACCGCTGCGATCACCTGTCCTTGCTGCGGTGGGAGTGGCACGCAAGTCGTCGAAGTCCGGGAGGAGTGAGTTGGACGCGAACACGAAGAGCGCGATCGAGCGCGCCCTCGCGGAGCTGCGGCGGGATCTCATAGCTCTGTTGCAGGAGGGCGCGGCGAAGTCCTACCTGCTCGGCAACCTTGCGGCATACATGTCTCTAGGACTGCGTCCCGAGGACGCGGCGGCAGGCGGCGACGACGCCGAAAGGGCATCGGTCGCCTACGCTCAGCGATATCGTGACCTGCTCGTGAACGAGGGCGCTTCGATTATCAAGGGAAAGAAGGTCACATGGCTCGGCGACATGAGCGAGAAGGAGCGGTCCGCGATCTACGACATCATTCAAAGCGGCTTGGATGAGGGGAAGGCGACGGGCGTCAAGGAGAGCGGTGTCGGGACGTATCCTAAGGATTCCATCGCCGCAGATTTGCAGAAGTACTTCGGTCAGCGCAAGTCGCATGCGTCGATGATCGCGAGGAGCGAGACCGGCAGGATCCTCAACGTCGGCAGTCTCGAGCGCTTCATCGCCGCCGGCCTGCGAAAGGTGAAAGTGTTCGATAACGAGGGTCCGAATTCCTGTGAGGCGTGCAGACTGGCGAACGGCCAGGAATGGGACATCGAGTACGCCATGGTGAACGAGCTCGAGCACGGCAACTGCGTCAGGGCCTTCGGTCCGATCGTCGAATATTGAGATTTCGCCGGCGCAACTTGCGATTCCATTCTCCCTTTCCGATTGAAATATCAGCCCTGTCTCAACTGAATCAATGCGAGCGACTGCTCTAGAGTACCGCTGCGAGGTGCGCTGATGCCATATCCGAATGAGCATTCGGCACGCGTTCGCGACCCGGGAGATTTTCAGGAAGACTCGCTCCGCCGGATCCGCCTGCCGGACAGCGATGTCTGGGCGATCATCGGACGGCTGAAGGGCGAGACGAAGACGACCATCCAGGCATACCGATTCCCGAAAGACAAATTCACCGCGGCGGAGGCGAAGGCGTGGCTCAAGAAGAACGACATCACCGACTACTCTTTTGAAGAGGCGAGCGCAGAGCAAAACAAGGTCCACGATGCCATCCTCCAGACCTTGGACCGCAAGGTGGGTAATACCTATCTCACCGTCGAATCCTTCGCGGCATCCGTCGACAGATGGGAAGGCATCCCGCTCATTTTCGCAGAGGATCATGCCGATCAGATCAAACTCTCGAAGGACCTACTCGCAGAGATCGAGAGGATCGGGGGCCGCCTCGTCGGTGCCGTATCGAATCCGAGGGTCGAGACGACCGGGCATCCGCGCCTGATGGGAGAGCTTGATTTTGAGGATGAGGAGGCGGATCGGCTCTGGGAGGAAGGTAGGCTTTCACACTCCACCGCTTTCGCCTGCAATGTCGATGACGAGCGCAGGACGGTCGGACCGGTCGAACCGAACCATATTCTGCTTTTCAAGGAGGATGAGCAGAATCGGCCGGGCGATCCTGGCGCGTTCATCCTCAACAAGGCGGTTGAGATGGGAGACCAGGAGGAGGGCATGGAGTTGATCGACAAACTTAAGCGCTGGGCCGTTCGGCTGGTCTCGTACCAGGGGCGGTCCTCGGATAGGAGAACGTCAGAAGGGAATGGAGAAACGACCATGAACGAAAAGGAGTACGAGCAGAAGCTCGCCTCGGCGCAGAAGGAGACGGAAGAACTCAATCACAAGCTCGCCTCCAAGGACGCCGAGGTGGGCAATCTGCGGGACGCGATCAAGGCGAAGGACGCCGAGATCGCGAAGGTGCAGGGAGAACTCGCGGCCTTCAAGACGAAACAGGCAGACGAGAGATGGGCCGCGATGAAAGCGAAGTGCCCTCCGGGACTTGTGCATGCGGACAAGGAGAAGGAGACCAGGGCCCTCTACGAAGGTAACAAGGACGCCTTCTACGAGCAGCTCCTCGGCTTCAAGCAGAAGTCTGGGACAAGAGAGGAGGGCTTGGCCTTCACCGCGGGCAGCGGGGCCAGCACGGATGTCGACGCCGAATTCGCCAAGTTGGGAGTTCCTATGATCGAGATCCTGGACAAGAGAGCAAGGAGAGAGTGAGCACATGACATCGGGAGATCTGAAAGGAGAGTGCATCGTTCTCGAGGTGACATCGGGTATCGCCATCGTGAAGGGCGACGTTGTTCACCTCGAGAGCGACGGCTTCTGGGACCCTGTCACGACTGCCGACTGTGGTACGTTCGGCGTGGCTTTGGATGGGGCCTCAGGGGCGGCGGAGTTGGTTCGTGTCGTCATCAAAGGTCCTGTCGAGGTCAAGGCGACCGCGGCGGCGATTGCGAAGGGCGCTCTGGTGATAGCCGGCACGACCGGATTCGTCGCGGATGCGGGAACGATAACCGAAACGACTGTCGCGTACACTGTCGTAGGGACAGCGTTGACGGCGTTCGCAAGCGGTGGTCAGGGGACCATCTATGTCGGGGTGATGTGAGATGGGCGGAATGACAACAGCAACTGACATCTCTGGCAGTCTTGACGCCAAGAACATCGTTCTGGGCGTTCTGCAGAAGCAATTGGAGATCTCGGACCTGGTGAAACTCGCGGTCCAGGTCTCGGTCCCAGAACTGACGGCGACGATCCCGATCCAGTCGATCCCGGAAGGTGACGAGGATCTGAAGGAATGGGAGTACGGTCTGGTCGCAGGGTCCGATTTCACCAATGTGTCCTTCGATCTGAAGAAGGACCGGGTGAAACTCGGCGTGAGCGACGAAGCGCGGTACAAGTCAAAGGCCGGCGATCCGCTTGCGCTTCAGAAGACCGCATCGGCCTCGAGGCTGGCGTACATTCTGGACAAGAAAGTCGTAACTGCTTTGCAGACGAGTCCTCAGACAGGTGCGGCAGTAGCGGTCTGGAACGCGGGGCATCCCCTCGCGGACATCGGAACGGCAATCGCAGCGTGCAGGCCGTTCAAGGCCGACTTCTGCATCATGACCCCAGCGGTATGGGCGATCTACTGCGGCAACGCGGACATAACTGGGTCAGGAAACCTCGGGGCGGCTGAAAAAGCGGGAGCTCTCGTCAAGGTGCCGGGATACAACATAGACATCTTTGTCTCCTCGTTCCTGACCGCGAAGACCGTCATTGTCGGATGCTCACAGGCTCCGGCGGTGGCATACGGCGTCGGGCCGGTCAAGGTGCGGCAGGAAGACAAGATGGAAGGCGGCGAGGTCTGGCAGATCGATGTGTTCAGGCAATGCATCGCACCGATACTGAAGACATCCGGCAACCTCAACATGGCAGCCTACGTCTTGACGGCCGTCATCACCTAAACCCTTTTTGCGATACTTTTTTCGCAACGCCCCAGCGCCGGGGGAAGTCCGGCGCAGACTTTCATCAGGTGGCGACATGACGGTCACGGCAGCGATGATTACGGAGATATCACCCTTCGAAGTGGACGACGAGAAGGACTTCACGAAGGCCGTCTTCTCACGCCTCAGCGCGGTCGCCAAAGCGATCCTCGACAAGGAGGATCCCGGCCTGGATTCCACCCTCTTCGATCACGCCCACGCTCTTCTCATCTGTCATCTCTACGAGTCGGTCGCGCTCGGACGCGGGGCGATGAAGAGCGAGAGCATCGGCGACTATTCCTATTCAAAGGAGTCCGGAGCGACTTCGTATCTCATCGAGTACCGCTCGGTCCTCCTACTGCAATCAGGACCCTCTGCCAGCTCCGACACTGTCGAGGAGCAGAAGCGGACCGACCATGCAATGGCTGCGATGCAGCTCGATCAGTCCGCGACCCCGAAGTACACGAGCGAGGAGGAGGACATCGAGTGAGCGTTCAGGGCTTTTTCAATCAGACGGTGCAGGTCGCGGCGAGGACAGGATTCTCAGGGGCGAGGCCGACATATGGCGCACCCGCAAGTGTCGCCGCCCGCGTCGAGTTTCGCCGGCGAATGACGATCGCGAAGGACGGTCAGCAGGTCGCGTCGACCGCCCGGATATATCTCAGCCCTGATACTGAAATCGCCGTGACGAGCCAGATAACGCTCCCCGATTCCAGCAAGCCGGAGATCATCGACGTCGGCACGGTCTACGACGGATGCGGGATCGCGATCTACAAGGTGGTGTACGCCTGATGCCTGGGATCTTCGTGCAGATCGGAGTGGAAGGCATCGACAAGGTCCTCGATCAACTCGGGCCGAAGCTAGAGAATGCGATCGTCAAGGGAGCGATCGAAGGCCTCCGGGATACAGGGCTCGAGATGGAGACCGAGATGAAGGGCGAATGCCCGCACAAGAGCGGACACCTGCGGAGGAACATCAAGGCCGAGGAGCCGGAGGTCGAAGCGTGAAGATCGTCATGCGGATCGTCTGCCCGGTCACCTATGGGCCGTACGTCCACGAGAATCTCCAGGCGAGGCACGATCCCCCGTACGGGCAGGGGGGCAAGGCGAAGTTCATGGAGGATCCGGCGAATCGGATAGCGCCGACAATCCCCGCCCGCATCGCGGAGCGGATCGCTACGGCGATCGAGGAGGCGGTCGGATGATGTTGAGTGAGATGGCAGTGTACCTCAAGGACAAAGGCGTCGGCACGGTCGACACGGATATCTTCGTCGGCTTCATGCCGGACAGTCCCGAGAGTTGCGTCTGCCTCTACGAGTACGCCGGTAAGATCCCCATATGGACGCATGACGGCAAGAAGCTCATGAGACCGGGACTGCAGGTCGTCGCGAGAGGCAGTGTGTATTCGACAGTGAGAGCAAAGCTGCAGGAGATCGAGGATCTGCTCGACGGCATCACGAACACGACAATCGGCTCGACGTTCTACCTGAGCATCTGGGCATCGCAGTCGGTCATACCGATGGGGTGGGAGAAGAATCTGGTCAATGTCAGTCAGAATTACGGAGTGGAACACAGGAAGGAAGATTAGGAGATGAGGAGGTAAACATGGCAAGCGAAGGGAAAAGCGCCTTCGGCGTGATGCTGAAGCGCAATGGGACCAAGATAGCGGAGATGATGAAGGTCGGCGGCGTGGAACTCACTTCGGGCGAGATCGACATGACGAGCAACGACTCGCCCTATGGCTTCAAGGAGATCGCGCAGGGACTGAGAGACGCCGGATCGGTAGACATCGAGGGCAACTTCATCCCGGGGGATACGGACGGGCAGATAGGCCTGAACGCGGACTACCTGGCCGGAACGATGCAGTCGTTCACGATAGACTTCCCAGCGGCCTTGGCGACGCAGTGGTCGTTCACGGCGTTCGTCAAGAACCTGAAGATCTTCGGGTCGGGCGAGGAGAAAGTCTCGTTCTCGGCTACGGTAAGGATATCCGGAAAGCCGACCTTGAACCTGACATACTCGGCCGGGTTGACGACGCCGTTCATGACCTGGTCTACCGGTACTCTAGTTCCGGCGGCAGCGCAGGCAATCCTCGAATACGTGCTCGAGGTCGCGACCGGGACGGCGACCGTTACGGTGACGCCGACTGCGACATTAGGCGTCATCAAGGTCGATGGTAATGTTGTTGCGTCCGGCGTCCCATCAAGTGCGATCGCATTAGGCGCCCCAGGAAGCGTGACAGACGTCACCATCGAGGTCAAGGAAACCAGCAAGATTGCGAAGACCTACACCATCCACGTCGCAAGAGCGGCGGCCTGAGGGGGATCGGATGCCTAAGAAGGAAGAGAAATTCGACCCCCGTCTGAGGCAGTTCCACTTCGACCTGAACGCCCTCGTGCTCTGGGAGGAGAACACTGGTCGGACCTACGAGCAATATGACGAGAAATCGATGAAGGACTTGAGGATGCTCGTCTGGTGCGGCATGAAGATCCAGGTGCCGGACGTCACGCTCGAGCAGGTCGGCTCGATGCTGACGATGAAGAATGCAGCGGCGATCAGAGCCTTCGTTGACGAGATGATCACTGGGGCGAGGCCGGAGGCGGAAGCAAAAAACGCGACACCCCGACCGACTGGATGAGCATCTGGTCGTTCGGGCGCGTCGAACTCGGGCTGAGCCGGGAGGAGATGGGACGGCTCACTCCCCGCGAGTACCTCGCACTGCGCCGGCGATGGAGGGAGAAGGAGGCGCGCGATGACCGGCGTGCGGCGCTGCCAGTGTGGGCCCTCGCGAACATCTTCCGGAACGAGAAGAAGAAGTCCGTGCCCTACAAAATCGAGGAGTTCATGCCGCATTACGATAGTGGAAAGGAGTCCGGGACGGGAAGCCAGATGAGCCCGGAGCAGATGCAACGGATGGTCTTGAGCCTGCACGCTGCCTTCGGCGGCACGAGGGAGGGCTGAACGTGGTCGAGCTCGAAGGCATCAACATCCCGATCAAGGTCGACGCCAGCGGGGTCTCCGCGGGCCTGCAGCAGGCGGGTACCGAGGTCAAGAAGTTCGGGGACGAGGTGAGCGGGACCGCTGGGACCGTCAAACAAAGCGGCACGGAGATGGAAGGTACCTTCAAAGGGACCGCCTCGACGGTCAAGCAGAGCGGATCAGAGATGCAGGGCAGCTTCAAGGGCATGGCCCTCAGCATGAGCCAGACGGCGACCTCCGCTTTTTCCCTGTATCAATCCTTCGACAACATCGAGAAGAAGCAGTATGCCGTCGAGAAGGCGAACCTCGCCGCGAAGAGGGCGACCGAGGCGGTCGATCAGGCTCAGAAAGATTACAATGAGGCGGTCGAGAAGTACGGAGCGGATTCGGCTCAGGCACAGGACGCACTCGACAAACTGAATCTCTCTAAGGAAGCCGCGGAACTCTCCGACGAGCGCGCGAGAATCTCGCAGAACAATCTGAACGACTCGATGATGATGGCCGGTCTGACGGTCATCCCTGCCGTCGTCAGCGGCATCGACGGCATGGGCAAGATGTGGAAGAACTTTCAAGGGATGGACATCGGAAGCACGCTCGGGAAAGTTAAGGAAGGCCTGACCAGTCTCGGCAGTGACAAGGCCGGCCTGCTCTTCTCCGTCGGGGCCGGCGTCGGAGCTCTGGGCCTCATATTCGCCGCGTTCACTTCAAAGAGCCCGGAGGTGAAGCTCGCGTGCTCCATCATAGGAGGAGCACTCGTAGCTCTCGCGGCCAAGCAATGGATAATGAACATCGCGGCGACCTACGGACTCGGCCTGACGGGCGCAGGACTGATCTTCATAGGGGTTGCGGGGGCCGCTGCCGCAGCTACATACGTGTTGTCAGAGATGTATGGAGCGAAGGCGGAGGCGCCGCCTGAGGCCCCAGCGGCCCCCCCAGCGGCCGCCGGAGAGGTAGGCGGAGCTACCGTAGCCACAGCCCCGGGAGGCGAAGCGGTACAAGGCGCCGAGTACACCGGTCTCGCAACGAGTTATCTGACCATCCCCGCCGGAACCGTGGATTGGGAGCGTTGGCAGCAGGCGCGATCATATCCCGAAATCGAGGAAGCGAGCAAGTGGCCCTCGGACGCCGTATTCAAGCAGATAGGAGAAAATGCCTGGCTCTCCCGCCACGGCAACGTCCTGACGAAAGAGCAGGTCTACATGATGCTCGACATTCCTACGATCGGGAGTATCGGAAGCGCGGCTCTGGCAGCCGATTGGGCCGACATATGGAACGAGGAAGGCATGAGGCTCAACGCGCATCTCAGACCGCCGTTCTACCGTTTCTACGGCGAGAGCGGCTGGGCGATCACGCCACACCTCGCGGTGGTAGCCGAGAAGGGACCGGAAGTAATGCTCACCGAGTCCAGACTCGACGATCTCGCCGAGCGGCTCGGAGGCGTGGGCGGAGGCGGCAACACTTACATTTTCAACATCAACGGAGCGAAGGACGTCGACCTGATCATGAACGAGCTCGCGCAGAAGATGCGGTACAGGGGCGTGGGGCATTGACCGTCAAGTTGAAGATCGGCGGGACGATCCGGCACGCGCTCGCCGGCACGATCAACGTCGTCGAGCGGCTCAAGGGGCAGAATACCGCGAGGTTCAAGATCAGGGAGGCGCTGCCCGGGACTTCCTTCACGCGAGGGCAGGAGGTCATCATCTACGACGACGCGCGGACCGAGTCTGTCCTCGTGACTATAGATCCTCTGACGCAGATCGGACCTCCCGGACTGATATGGGTGTACGAGATTAACAACGGGTTTGTCACAGCAACCAGCATCGTCATGTCAACCAGTCAATGGAAAGAGGGGACTTTCGAAGTCATCTTCAATGTGCGCGAGGCGGGAGAGTTCACAGACGCTTGGCCGGGTCTCGCGGTCGCGGCAGACGGGGGAGACACCCTTGGTATCAACATGGCTATCGGAAGGGCGACGATGGATGACCCAGTCCGATTCAAGATTCATGTCTTCTCCTACATCGGCGGAAACCAATATCAGGCAGACCTATACAGCGATGTGGCCTTCGAGTTCTCGTCGGCCACTGCCTATCGGCTCACCGTCACCTGGGATTACGATGACGTCGGCACGACGACCTGGAAATTCTACATCAACGGCACGCTCCATGACACCGACACAACCTCCGGCACTGCCTTGACCAACAGCGGCCGTATGCTTGTCGAGAACGGGTACTTCCCGTTCCCTCAGGCGAGCCAATATACATCAGATGTCCGACTATGGGAGGTCGCACGTCTCGAAGCGGCGATCGACGCGGACAAGTTCGAACGGCTCGTCGGGGACGAAGCGTTCCTGCTCGCCTACTGGAAGTGCGACGAGATGACCGGGACGACTGCCTTCGATTCCACCGCAAACAATTATGATGGCATCTTCACCCCGTACGAGGAGGCCGGCGACCTTCCGGGATGGGGATTCTCGAACGACCCTTGGACGGACGAATACCCGCTCGAGGACGCGATCGAGTATCAGGTCAAGGATTACCGTTACTTCGGCGGGAGGATCGAGAAGGTGGAGACGACGAAGCTCTCCAACAACGTGATCGAGAGCGACCTGTCGTGCCTCGGCTTCGCGGAGGTCTTCGACCGCCGCCTCGTCGCAGGGAATTACTCGAGCAAGGTGGCGGCGCACGTCATCTGGTCTCTCTATTGGCTTTACCTTTCGACCGAAGCCATCGGCGTCTACACGATCCCGGAAGGAGCGGGGATCGGCAGCGCCGGCTACAACTACTGCACCATGCGGAAGGCGCTGGACGAGATCGTGAAGCGCGGCGATTACCTCTGGCGCGTGGATATGTACAAGGAGCTCAGGTACGATCAGCGCGTCGACAAGCCCGCGCCCTTCGGCATCGACAGCGGCACGCCGACGAACTACTTCGATTTCGACTGCAAGACGTTGAAGGGTGACTACTACAACAAAATCAGGGCGCACATCCGCGTGCTCGTCGGGGCGGACTACGTCGACTACTTCATCATCGCGCAGGACGACGCCGAGATCGCCGCGCGTGCGGCTGCCGAAGGCGGGAGCGGCATCTACGAGCACTACGAGGACCTCGCGCAGGTGCAGACGGTGCAGCAGGGGATATCGATCGTCCTCGCGATGCTCGATCGTGCGACGACGATCGGGCAGGACGTCAGCTACAAGACGTTCGAGCACGGGCTGAGGCCCGGGATGCTGCAGCCCATCTACCACGAGGACTACGACGTCGACGATGATTTCACCATCGAGTCCGTCACGACGGAGCAGGTCGAAGGTCACATTCAATATAGCATCCTCGCGACGACGGCGAAGACGAGCCGCGAGGCGGTGGACCTCCTCTACGACTACGTCGAGGAGAAGAGCAACTTCAAGCCGGCGTTCATATCGCTCGGCTCGATCGAGGCGGAGGGATTAACGGTCGAGGACGGGGTCGTCTGCGGCGACGACATCGTGGTGGAGGTGGGAGATATCCCATGAGCAAACTCAAGGTCATTCTGCTGCGCCTCGGGCGCAGGCTATCCCATAGGTCGGGCGTGAAGGCGGGCATCAACGTGGTCGTCATCCTCGGGGACAAGAAGACGGGCGAGCGCACGGTCTTGGCGACACACAATATGGTCGTGAACGCGGGGCAGAATCTGATCAGGGATCTGCTCGCCGGCGACACGGCCGACGCGATCACGCACATCGGATATGGCCACGGGACGACCGCGCCGGCACTGACCAATACGACCCTCCAGGACGAGGAAGCGCGGTACGAGATCACGACGCCCTGGACGAAATCGACCGGCGAGGCGCTTATCGAGCATTACCTCGAAGCGGGCAATCTCGGGATCCTGACCGAGGCGGGGCTTTTCACGGCCGCATCGTACGGGACGATGTATGCCCGGGCGACATTCGCCGCGGTGACGAAGACGGAGGACAAATATTTGCAGACGTCGTGGACGCTGTGGTGGAACGACGATTCGGAGTGAGAATATGCCTGACGATGAGCTGCTGGCAAGAATCGACGAAAGGGTGAAGACGATTTTCAGCGAACTGACGGAGATCAAGGAGGACTTGAGAGAGATCAAGGAGAAGATGGGCGTCTGCCCCATGGGACCGGAAGCCCACGCCGACGTCGTCAAGGACATCAAGGATCTGAAGCAGGAGCAGGACGAGCTCCGCGGCGGGCGGCGCATGGCGTACATCATCGCCGGCGGCATCATCGCAGTCGCGGGGATGATTGTCGGCTTCCTCGCGTAGGTTTCGCCGGCGCAACTCTCCGGCTAAGTCGTTTATATCAGCGTACCGGTCGAAGTCTCAGGTATTGCAATGCCGGAGATAACAGCATTAATCATCGCGGAGGTCGTGGTGGCCTCATTCATCGCGATGATAGTGAGGCTATGGGACGAACCCGCCACCACGATTTTCACGAGGGGCGGATTGCTTGAGGCGGGCAAGGTCCTCTTAGCCGCATTGATAGGCGTCTCTCTGGTCATGTGGGCTTTGCTCGAGGAAGGCATCGACCCTGCCAGCCTGGTCATCTTTGCATCGCTCGTCGGTACGGGGACGCTCGGCATGGAGGGGGTCAGGGCACTCATAACCGCATACAAGAAGTTCAGCGTTCCGCCGAGCAGCCCCGGGCCGCCGACATAGACGCCAAACCCTTTCTCATTTCCCTCTTTCCTCCCCTTTTTTTTTAATCACTGCGAGACTCAAGTATCAGCCTCCCGTCGGCATTCTCATGGACGACAATGAGTCGAGCATCGAATCGCTGTACCGACGCGCGAAGGAGTCCTTGCTGAAGCGCGGCGTCGTCGTTAGGTCGTCTCACCTCGACGCGCTTGAGCCGACGGCGAAGGAGCATCTGATCGCGCTCCTGTGGCGGATGGAGGATTACCTATGACGCAGGCCTACCCTCATGACAGCGAGGTCGTTCCTTATCTCGTCGCGATCATCATCGGGAGTTGGATAACGTTCATCGTCGTGGTCGCGCGCCTCGTCGGCACATGACGTTCAAGACGTCGCGCTGATTATAACCCATGTCCAGATTATCTATTCCTGGTAATCTCCCGCAACTCCTGCACCGAATATTCTGCCCCGAGCCTAAGATCCGATCCCGAGACGCCCGTACTTTCAATCCTGATCTTGTCGGTTGTCGTAACCTTGCCAAGGAGTCCCCCCGGACCAAGGAAAGCTACATCGGTCCATCTTTGCACGGCAACCACGGGAATCGCCAGAATTCCCCGGCAATGCGGGCAACGAAAATGATACAAGGTCGCTTTCAATTTGAATTGCATGGCTCCTTCCCATCCCGGACGGACTACCTTGCAGAAAGGACATCTCGGCAGGTTCTTGTCGATCCAATTTCGGGGGGTACTTCCGACAAATCCCTTCGGCCTGGAGAACTTCATCCTTGATATCCTGTCATCATAATAGACAGCTCCAATTTGACCTGGGATCGGATTCTTAGAGATCCCCTCTGACCTCCTGAGGGTCTTCATGCGGTGGCCGCACGTCTGGCATGTTTCGGCTTCGATCGGGACCCAACCCCCGCAGTTCGGACACTCGACGACTTTCATCCTTTCCTTCTCCCTTCCCCACGATTATCATTCGGGCCCTAGGGGATATTACTTTCGCTCACCCCTCCTCTGCCCCTTTACCTTCTCATCGGCTAGTTCTCCCTGCCTCAATCGAACGCATCGATCTCTATGGAGATCCTGAGAGGCAGGGGGGAAGTGTGCGATGGAAGACGACATACGATTGGAGAAGGGGTTCGAAGCGGTCCTGCGCGAGATCGTCGCGACGATCGGGCCGGACCTCGCGGAGCAGTGCCCGGCGGTCCTGACGCTCGATCGCGCGTTGGAGATCCTCAAGGAGACGAGCAACGACGAGATCGCGATCGAGCTCGGCATACGATCGGCGGGGCCGTGGAAGTGCCCGTGCCAGAGACGGAAGGACTGATCGATTGGATGCCATATGACAGCCATATGGCATGCATATGACATACACTTGACATTCATCGAGACTTAAGTATAGCTTAAGCCATTATAAAAATCTGGGTCGATGCCCCGTTGCGGGGGAAATCAAGGGTGCCAAGAATGGGGACTATTATCGGTGCGATATTGGGGACCAACATTGGGGACTATCCCTGGTAACAAATGGCCAGTGCCTCATCTTGTAGCCCCTAATAACGGCGTTAAGTCCGTCGCAGTTCGTCTTCGACCTTCGCGAGGAGTTCGGCGACGCGGCGGCCTTTGGGAGTGAGTTCGACGATCTTCGTGAAGGGGCGCTGCTTACGAGGCGTCTCCTTGACGAGGCCAGCGTCGATAAGGGTCATGATCCTCCGCATGAGAGTGGCATTCGAGAGAGAGACGGCCTTGTAAAGTTCGCCCTTAGGGGTCGCCCCCGTCTCACGCAACTTCAATAGGATCTGGATTGCGAACTTTTCCTCAAGGACAGCGAAGTCCACACTTTTAAATTTCACATATTAAAAATTTTAATGGCAGTATATAAACTCTTCTGGCTAATTGCTGGTTTTAAAACTTACAAATCTTTATATCCTCCTCTGCGCATTTAGGTTGTAACCGTTACAAGTTACATCTGAGGAATCACATGCCAGAAGTTCTACAGACATCAAAGGTCAGCAGCATTCTCACGGCGTCGATCGGCCGCGAGGTGATGGAGTACCTCGGCGCCCAAATCGGCGATCACATCATGTTTTACAAGGGCGACGACGGCCGAATCTATGTCGAAAAGGTGAGACCCAATGGTTGATCATCAAATTGACCGTGCGCTCCCGGGGCTGACACCCATCCTACCGGGAGCGCTTCACAATGAAAGCGGAGCCGGGGACCTTCTCCAACTTCCCCACCGTATTGTTGGTACATTCTCTCGGCCCGCTTTCGCCTCTGACAAGCCGGCCGGCGAGTCAATCCTCCTTGCATCGGAGAGGTTCGACAGTTCTTCCTCTCCGATCGAACCCGGCCGGCTCATCCCTGTCATTCATTTTGTCCAGTGTACGGGAGGGAAGACATCATGGAATCAACATCGACACAAAAAGAAGTCGCCAAAGCGAACATGATCATCGAGATGGTCCACAGGCAAGAGGACGATCCCGAGAAATGTTCGGCTGAGTTGGGCGAAGCCTCGAACAGGTGGAAGATCTATTTCAACATCCACGACGAGGAGAAGATCAAAGCGATGATCGAGGAGGTCAAACACCTCCAGGACTACGCGGTCGAAATCGGCGCGGCGCCTGGACCGAAACCGCCGAAGCAGGTCAAGGGCAAGGCGAACGAGGAGGCGGTGTCGTGATGCGGAACGAGGACGAGATCTACCGGCGCATCATCAAGCGCCTGGAGTCCGCGAACGACCCGACGCAGTTCGACCTGGCGAAGAAGATCGCGCATGCGTTCGCGGCGGATGAGCTCAAGTGGGTGCTCGGGCTGAAGGAGGACTGAGCATGCTCCAAGCATCAGGCTATCTGGTCCTGAGAAGGAGCGGATGGAGACTGTCGGCGCGGTGGCTGAAGACCAAGCCGACGTCCACGACACCGAACGAGGTCGTCGTGCATCTCTCGGTCGAAGTCCCGGACGCACTCTTCGAGCGTCCGCAACTGACGGCCGTCCTAACGGTCGACCGGAGCAAGGTCCCGTCGGCAGAGATCGAGGAAAAGGTCCTCATCTCAGCGGCGCAGATCCTCGAGGCGCAGACGGGCCTAAGGGTCGAATTCGTGAAGGAAGAGCCGATCGAGCGGATCGTGCCGCCTCTGCCCGAAACGGTCGATGAGCCGCATCAGGACGAACCATACGTCGATCCGGACGACATGCCGGGCGGTGCTCACGACCCTGACAGGGGGCGCTGATCATGCAGGAATCCGACGATGGACCTATCCGTCTCCCCCGTGTCGAGCGCATCGAAGATAAGATCGCAAGCCTGGAACGGAAAGTCTCCGGTATCGTGGCATTCTTCGGACTGACCGAAGCGGACCTCGAACGCGCGCTCGCGCCGCCGACTCCGGAGATCGAGACCGGACTGCCGGACCTGAAGGAGGACTGATATGGCATCGGTTATCGTGGAAGTGCACGAGCAGGCGTACGAGGAGTGGGCGCAGGTCTACATGCGGATCGCCGCAATCGGATGGAAGAACATGCCGACGGAGTTCGCCGATATTCCGGTCGAAGAACGGGTCGGGATTCTCCGGGGCATGATGGTAGATGCAGGGAAGTCTGGCCTGCTCCCTTCGCTGAACCAGGTCCTCGATATTCTGACCGCGCGGGCGAAGCCTCGGTCGTCCCTTGCCGAGGAGAAGGCACCAACTGAGATTCCCAAGGAGGCGCCGAAACCCGCCGAACCCGGACAGCAGAAGCTCGCGGAGCCGCCGGAGAGCGTCCCCTCACCAGGGACGAAGCCGACGGCAAGGGCGGAACCCTTCGCTACCGAGAAACAAGTGAACGCGATCAAGAAGTTTTGCGAGACTCCGAAATTGAAAGGCGTCGTCGCGGAGACGCTCAGGAAGACGGGTAAGCCGAATGTGGGACAGCTTTCGATCGCCGAGGCCTCGGACCTGGTCGGGAGACTCATCGACCTGAGCAGCGGCAGGATCCCGCTGGGCGCGAAGGTGGAGACGGGGGTGAAGACATGATCACCGTCAAGAGCTCCGTGGAGATTTCCGGCGAGCACATCAGCCTGACCGTGGAGGGCGGGCAGGTGAAGCTGCTCTCGATCAAGTCGCCGCCGGACTTCGTTACGGTAGGGATCCCCTTTGTGGTGAAGCTAATCACCGAGATGAAGGATGAGTTCGAGCAGGTCCTCGAGAACCTCAAGGGCTGTGCCGACGGTTCGGTCAAGCAGCTCGTCTTCGAGCCGATAGACCTGCAGACGGTCTTCAAGAGCATCGCCGCCTCGAATTCGAACGAGGCGAGGCACATCGCCTATCAGAAGTTCTATGCCAACACGGAGAACGAGAACACAGTCCTGCATGTGAAGACCTGTCCACGCATCGGAGATCTCCCGGATGGTAAACGCGAGTACGACGTATTGGGCTTCACCAGGCCGAGGCAGAAGCGGTTGAAAGGGACGCTAGCGCCGGTCGAGAAGAAGGAGGAGGCGCCGGCGTGACGAAACTGAAACTAAGGCCGTCGGTCCTTGCCTTCGCCGAGGCGATGGAGAGGGAACTACGAGAGAACGATTGGAAGGGCGGCTGGGATGATTGCACCATCAACTTCCTCATCGAGAAGTTGGAGGAAGAGACGAAGGAACTTGAGAGGATAGTCCAGAGAGACTGTCCCTTTTGCGGCAAGAGAATGAGGCCAACGGAAGGCGACACGGACGCCCTGAGCGAAGCGGCGGACGTGGCCAATATCGTCATGATGATAGCCGAAATCTCAACGAAGGAAAACCCGCCCGCCATCACGGAAGAGGAAGCGGCGAAGGGACTGGGGGCATTGTTCGATGACTGAACAGTTCTGCAACCGATTCTTCGGTCCGGCCTACGGCTTGCTGATCATCATCACCTACGCGGTGCTCGTCCTGGGGGTGCTGCTGTGACGGAGAAGTACGTCATCGAAGGGCGCATGTACCTGAAGAAGTGGTTCGCTGGCTTCTACGGCGCGAAGAACGAGAAGGTCTATTCGCTGGAGGCCTCGCTTCCGGAGGGCATCAAGTTACATGGCAGGAAAGTCCGGATGACGATAGAGGTGAAATGAATGGAAAACGAAACGACACCTAAACAACCGTGGGAAAAGGACCTAGATGAGGCCTACAAGGAGTTGAACGGAGAGATCGAGAACATCTACAGGATGCTGGAACGGTTAGAAACGGTCGAACTCCGCTTCAAGAAACACAAACACGCGGAGGGGGAGGTCGTTGTCCCTCTCTGATTTTTTCTTTCGCCGGCGAAAGTGCTGCCCCCTATGCGGGTCTATCAAGATCAGGAAGGCGCCGGCCGGATACGCCGGCTTTCTGAAGTGTAAGGAGTGCGGCTTCATCATGCCGCAGGGGGTGAGAAACTGAAGAAGAAGGAGAAGACCACGATGAGCATCGACGGAGGACCTGCCGTGCCGTTCCCGTCGAAGGCGGCGGAGAAGGAGATCGAGAAGTCCTTAACACATGGGCTCGCAGAGCCGATTGCCGCCGAAGTCAGGAAGAGAATGAGACAGCAGGATCTCGAGGGCGGGTTGCTACCAGACGTGACCAGGGAGACCGAAGAACAGCCGGACCTGAACGTCTTCCGCGCAGGGCGCTTCGTCATCAAGCTGACGGACGACGCAATGGAACGGGTACTGACGAAGAAGAAGGATCAGACGACGAACGCCAAGGAAGTCGAACTGAAGCGGTGGGTTCAGGGCCGGGCGAAGATCACCGGCATGGATCCGGTGCTGATCGGCGAGTACGACTACGCAGTCGAGGCGCTGTGGAACGACTTCAAGGAGATGCTGTAGAGAGTCTCTAAAGCATCTGAGGAAAGCTGAGCAGAAGGGAGTGGGATGCGTGACGACAAGTGTAAAAAGGACGGGGCGTATCTGTGAAAGCGGAGATGCCCTACAAGCTCAAGGGTCCCTATCACAGGGCTCTGAGGGCATATCTGGACGACGTGTCGCCGACATTGGCAAAGAGGTCGGCGTACCTGTATCGAATGTGGCTGGAGCAGGCCGGGGAGCTGCTCGGCTTCAAGGATCCGAAGAAGATCGGACTGAAGGAGATGATACGCTTAGAGTCGAGATTCGGAGGGAGCGAGACGACGGTGGCGATCAAGGCATCGGTGACGAGGACCTTCCTGCGGTGGAGCGGGAACGCGGACGCGGGCAAGTGGAGGATCTCGGCAAAGCAGCGGGCGAAGACGGACGGGATCTTCCTCGTCGAGCGGCAGGTCGAGGACTGCCGGCACGCGGCCCGAGGCCTCGGGGTCGAGCACGAACTGATCTTCAGCCTCGCGGTCGACGACGGGCTGCGGGCGATAGACATGCTCCGACTGACGACGAGGAACGCCGAGCAGCTGCTCGCGACCGGTCAGAGCGTGATCCGCTCGAAGGGGCGCAGAGGAGGGAAGATGCGCCTGATGGTCATGTCCCGCGCCACCTACGGGCCGCTCCTCGAGTACACAAAGCACCGGCGGCAGCTGACGGAGCGATACCGGAAGGATCCGGTCTTGCTGCTGATCAGAGAGGACGCGCGAAGACGGACGATTGTGCCGATGACCTACGAAGTGGTGCTGCGAAGGATAACGAAGGTGTCGAACCTGGCAGGGGTCTACTTCCGACCGCACGACGGGCGAAGGACATTCGGGAACAGACATCACAGAGCCCGAACGGACCTCGGAACGATCGCCGCGTTGATGGGTCACGAGCGCATAGACCAGACGTTCCGGTCGTACATCGGGATCTCGGCGCAGGAGATGAGGGAGGCGCAGGACAGTCTGTGTCCCTCCGACCTCATCCAGTCGGTCAGGACGACATAAAAGCGTTTTGGACGCGTCACGGGTATGGCTCGGAGCTGAGGGACCAAGCGGACCGCATGAGGAAGGCCCTCAGCGGGGAAGTCATCGCGATCGGTGACGAGCGTGAGCTCCGCCTCGAGGGGGCGAACCCTTGAGCAACCGACGCCCGAAAGGGTCTCCGCCTTGGCCCTACCACCGGGACATCTGGGCGCTCTCCCCGCCGAATAATGGATTCCCGGGAGCGTTTCCTCGAGGTCTTCTGCCGCGGATGAAACGCAAGGGCTATTGGGGAAGCAATCGTCTCTGGCTCTTCTCCGGTTCCTTGAAGGACCGCAGCGGGACCACGGTGGATATCAACCCGGAGACGAAGCCCGATATCGTTGCCAATTGCGAGCAACTTCCGCTCGATGACGAGTCGTTCGACTTCGTGATGCTCGACCCCCCATACTCCGAGCTCGAGGCGAGACGGCTCTACGATCTCGACTACTGCAACATCCCGCGGGTGATGAACGAGGCCGCCCGGGTATGCGAGCCTGGCGGTCTGGTCGCTCTGCTGCACCGACTTATCCCGTGGCAAATACCGGTCGAGAACGCCCATAAGAAGCGCCTCTGTCCGATCGCGATCGTCGGCGTATGCACGATCGGAGGATACACGAACATCAGAGCCCTGAGCGTGTGGCGGAAGAGGGAGACGCTCGAACGATTCGAGGGGGCGGATCCCTGATGGCGCCGAGCTATGCGCACCGTTGCTCGTATTGCTGGGCAGAATCCAATCTGAGCCATCATGACGGTTGGACGAGCATCGTGCTCTTCGTCGGAGTGGGAGCTCGGTCTAGGCGGTTCGTGAAGAAAGCCTGTCCCAAGTGCAGAGAGAGACTGTGGGCCGAGGCCTCGGCCCTCTTCCAGGAGGGAAAGCCTTGACTGAGATCTGCCCCGTCTGCGGGAAACCGGCCGAGAAGGCCGATTGGATGACCAAGCCTGAAGGCAATGGTCTTCTCTTCGTTCACGGACACGAGAAGCGGGGGCAGGTCCATCTCGACGTCGGCCACTTCGTTTTCTTTGATAGCGATGAGTATCGAAAGTGGGAAGTACAATACGCCCCTGCGCTCGCCGCCCTCAGGAGGACAGGTAAATGAGGCTGCCCGTCTTCTATCCGACCGTCGACGGCGGGTGGCGAGAGTTTTGGATATCTACCGTCGTTTCAGATGGAGAAGGAAAGAAGGAAGGTAACGTATCGAATTTTCTAATATATATTAATCTGGAATTTTCTATTAGAAAATTAAAGGCATGGAGACCGGCGGCCAACGCGGGGGTGAAGAGCATTGCGCCGAGGCCGTAAACGTAAGTATCCAGGTGGCGGGGAGACACGTTCGTTCTACCTCCCCCTCGAGGTCACGATCAGACTCGACACCGTGCCCGATGCCTCGGAGTTCGTGACGCATGCGATCATGGTCGCCCTCAACGGGATCGGAGCGGACGTCATCGACTACCGCAAGAAAGAGACGAGGGCGCAGGTCCGGGGACTGAAGGAAGCACTGCTCGAAGCAGAGAAAAAGCTCATGGCGCTTGAAGAGCAGGACGAGGCGCTCGCCAAGGTCCGCGTCGACTCGACCGACGCGCGCCTCAGATTCTTGGAAGCTCAGGCGAGGGTGAAGCGGACGCCTCCGCAACTCCTCAGTTGGCTCGAGTCCCGGTCGGACGTCCTCGCCGAGTGCGACTTCAAGAGCGCGGCGGAAGCGCTCGCATGGTTGACTGAAAACGCCGGGAAGGTGACGCGGTGACGGATCTCTGTGTGACCATCGAGACTCACATGATCATCATCGACAGGTCCGGGAACGCGTCCGTATTGATGTCGATCGACGGAGCGGAACCGTACTGGGTCGAGATTCCGGTACCAGATGCGGCGGCGGTGAACCGATGATCCACTCCCTCCGCCCCAGCCCGGCATCAAACCGCTTCCAGCTTTTGAATTTCGAAGAAGAACTGGGTGATGATATGGCATTCGTAAGGAAGGATTGCTGCGACTATTGCGAGACGGCCGAATCGGCCGAAGGGTGCAAAGCGATGATCGGGAGATGCTGCCCGCCGGGGATCACTTACAGGACGATATCGTGCGAGTCGTGCGTCCCATGCGCGAGCTTCGTGAAGAAAGAGTTCTTGCGCGGGGACGAGGTGGCGAGGCAGGTCCCACGATCCCGCATCGATTCGCGGAGGCAGACGGCGCTAAACAAGGCGAGGGAGAAGTACTTCGGGAGGCGGCCGCGATGACCGAAAAAACAAGTTACGATCTCGTCTCAAAGGGAGTCGAAATCGTTTCATCCTTGAAAGAGTCGGGCTACACCTATCCCGAGATCATGGCTGTGCTCGGGGTCGCACAATTCTACGCGATGAACGAACCGATGCACTATGCCAGTCGGATGATAGAGGAGCTGAGGAAGGAAAGGGACCTACCGCCACCCGCGAAAGATGCAGAGGTTGGCGTCTACAAACCAAACGAGAGAGAGAGAAAGGAGGAGGCCCGGCGATGACCGACGCGCAGCCGCCCGACGCCCTGCAAGTCAAACTCCTGAGCATCGTCCGGGAGTTCAAGGGGCTCAACGGAATCTCAACGGTCAGACTTGCGAGGGAAGCAAAGAAAGAAGTGGACCTCGTCCAACGCACCCTCATGGCATTGGAGGTCGGCGGGATGGTCCGCCCGCGGACAATGGACAATCTCCTCTTTTGGATGATCACTGCGAAAGGAGAGCAGGTGCTCAACGGGCAGACCCCGGAGACAATCGAGGTCATCCCCGAGCCACTACCGCCGGAGAAGGCCGAGGAGACGGAGCCGGCCCGGCCAAAGAAGTTTTCCTGCACGGAGTGCGACAAGGTCTTCGGCACGGCGCAGAGCCTCTTGATGCACAGGCGGCGCGTGCACCTGAAGACGCTCGTCAGTCCCGGACGACCGAAGGTCACGGCGGACGCCTCAATCGACAAGCGGATCAAGCAACTCTATCCCGATCACACGACCAAAGAGATGTGCGTTGAACTCGGTCTCAATAGGAAGGCGGTGGCGAAGAGGATAACGATACTCATCAAGAAAGGTGAGTTGCAATACAAGCAGCGCCCTTCTGTTCTCCGTGTCTCCCACTCTTCATATTACGAGGACATCAAGCGTCTCCGCGAGAAAGGTCTCAAGAGGAGCGATATCGCGAAGGAACTCGGACTGAGCCAGAACGTCGCGGCCGCATGCATCCAAGAGTTGATCGACAAGGGGGCGATCGAATCTATCACGCACCCTCACGGCGAGTGGCACGTTCCGGAAGAGGTCCTGCGGCAGCGCGACCAGGCGCTCATCGAAGGGCGCGCCGCCGGCAAGAGCAACGGACAAATCGCGGATGAACTAGGATTAGATCTCTCCTCGGTCGAGAAAATCGCATCCCGCCTGATCCAAGAAGGGATCATCCCGCGGAGGGCTCCCGTGCCTTCCGCCTGGAGGGGGCCGACACCGGAGGAAATGGCGAGTCCCGCCACTGGCTGGGGCAAGTCTGCGTCTCCGCCTGCCCTGCCCGACCCCTTCGCCGGGCTCGCCAAGATGCTCGCCGAACTCAACGCGATTCCGGGGATCAAAGTCAGTGTCACCATCTCCCTGGGGGTGGTGCAGTGAAGTCCCTCACGCATTCCGTCGTCGGCAAGGGGATCAGGGATCAGGAGACCGCCCTCGCCGTCTTCTGGAAGACGATGGAGACCCAGAACGGCAAGAGGCGCAGGAAGCCGCAGGAGTTCATCAAGGTCGACAAGGTCGTCCACCGCGAGGG